AAGAGTTTGGATGACGCAGAGCGCGAGAGCCGTATTTCGTTTACTGCGACTCTCACTCAATCAAACAAAGACGCCAAGTTTGGTTTTTTCAAGCGGCCCACGAAGGCGGTGGCGCTGGAAGAGGAGGCCGCGTAAGCGGCCCTGTCCTGTAGTAGAATGATGCTATGTATATCGGGGGCTATGATTCGGAAGATTGCCGCATTGCGGTAGAGGCGGCGATCGTAATGAGCAAGCGGTGGCGAGAGGATATGGCAATCATGCCAGACCTTAGCGTGAAGAGACTGAAAGACGCCAATGACCCGCCGCTAGAAATAATTAGATACAACCGGGAGGAGCATAATGCAATTGACGACTGGGGAAGTCATCAAGAAGGATGAGGTTCTCATCAAAGACTTGAAGGCGGCACAGAACCGCGCTTATGGGGACACTGATGAGTGGGGCAGATTTCAAGACATGATTGAGGAGGCGGAAAAGCGCATCCAGTTCTTCCGCACCTTCAGTGACTGAGGCGCAACACTATCGGGCGAAGACCGCGATGTATCGAGCCATCTGCCGTAGTATGATCGTCAGGCTAGAGGGTGATGAGCTTGTTATGAGAGACTTGGTAAAGAAGTTTTGGGAAGCGGAAAGCAGTCCGGAGTACAATAGCCCAGAGTGGCAAGAGGCCAACGGGATACCATTCGATGCAACCAATTGATGACGATATGCTGGACTCATTTGTTAGTCAGAGGTATCACTGGAAAACGCTGACCCCGGCAAATCAAATGAAAATTGCAGTTGAGCTAAAAAAGTTGAGATACATAAACGAAAAAATGTATTTCTTCATTGCTGAGACGCTGGATGACAAGGCAGTGTGCCGCGAGTACCGGAGATTGCTGAGTGAAAAAGACAAAAATTGAATACATTGGTCTTATGATTTTCATCTGCCTGCTGTACATGGGGCTGGTAGGCGGCGGCGATTTAGAGGAGCAAATTCGCGCTGAAGAAATGTATTGCTCTATGGTAAAATTGCACCGGGATTCATCCGGTGAGTATGGTTGGCCTGCCTATAGAGGCGAAGAGGCATACTGTGAAGAGACAAGCCCCTAACCTCCTACGGCGAGCCGTGGCGTCGACAGAGTGCAGGTGCGGGGGCAATGATGGCGTATAGAACTCGCCGCAAGGCGATAGTATTGCACCACAAGGCGCTGTCAGATCATTTGGTATCTGTACTCATCCACGGCATTCATCTATGAACCAAACCGTGACTATTGATTGGTTTCCGGTAGCGTATGGCGACATGCCGCGTGAAGAGGGAACTTATTTGGTCGCATTTAGTGACAATACTGTTGAGTCGTATCCAATTGAACAAAGAGACATCCAAGATGGTGAGATTCGGGTGGGGTCTATTCATGGGCAGTATTGGGCTAGAGGTATTCCACATCCTGACGATGCTGAGTAGTGCTAGAATAGTCATGGCTTAACAAATACTTGGATATAAAGTAATGGCTAGGACAAAGGGCGCAGTCAATCGAAACAAGCAGTTCCTGCTGACTCGCTTGCAGGATATGTATGGTGAGGACTTTCATCCGATCATGCGGATGGCAGAGCAGGCTGTAAGGCTTCATGACTTGGCGCAATCAGGTGACGCTTCCGACATCAAGCAAAGCATAGACGCTTGGGACAAAATTGCGCAGTACACTGAGCCTAAACTGAAGGCTACTGAGGTTGATCTGTCGAGTAGCGACGGCACTATGTCTCCGACAGTGATTGAATTGATTCCGCGACTGCCAGAAAACAATGACGATAGCTACGATTGAGTTACCGCCAAAGCTAGTTGATCTTTTTGCTGGCGAGGCTCGCTGGAGGTGCGCTTACGGCGGCAGGGGTTCAGGCAAGAGCCGTAGCTTTGCAATCATGGCGGCAGTCAGAGGTTATGTCTGGGGCAACGCAGGCAGAAGCGGGCAGATACTCTGCGCCCGTGAGTTTATGAACTCGCTCAAAGATTCATCATTCAATGAGGTGGCAGGTGCTATCGCATCGTATGACTGGCTCGCTGATTACTATGAGGTGGGCGACACGTTTATCCGGAGTAAGGATGGAAACGTAGAGTTCACGTTCGCTGGCCTGCGCAGGAACTTAGACAGCATCAAGTCAAGGGCGCGTGTCCTATTGTGCTGGGTGGATGAGGCAGAGTCCGTTAGCCGCATGGCATGGGACAAGCTAGAGCCTACAGTGCGCGAGGATGGCTCTGAGGTGTGGGTATCGTGGAACCCAGAAAGCAATCTGTCAGAGACTCACAAGCGGTTCAGGGCTGATCCGCCGGAAGGCGCAAAGATCGTCGAGATTAACTGGCGCGACAACCCATACTTCCCTAGCGTTCTGGATCAGGTGAGGCTAAACGACTTTGAGAAGCGCCCAGAGACTTATGACCATATATGGGAAGGCTCATTCCTCACCTATCATGAGGGCGCGTACTATTCGCTAGAGATGCGTGATGCTAATGCGCAGGGCAGGATCACCGCAGTACCGTATGAAACGGCATCGCCAGTAATCACTGCATGGGACTTGGGGATAGGCGACACTACGGCAATCTGGTTTGCTCAGATGATAGGCCCAGAGACGCGACTGATCGATCACTATGAGACATCTGGTGTCGGTCTTGATCACTACGTTAGGGTGCTACAGGGAAAGGGTTACGTTTACGGTCAGCACATCCTGCCGCATGACGTTAGGGTGAGGGAGCTAGGGTCAGGCAAGTCCCGGCTAGAGACTTTGAACTCGTTAGGTCTGCAAAACATCCAGATCGCGCCCCAGTTAAATGTAGACGATGGGATACAAGCGTCACGCTCTTTGTTATCAACGTGCTGGTTTGATGCTGAGAAGTGTAGCCACGGCATTGAGGCACTGCGGGCGTATCACCGTGAGTATGATGACAACAACATGGTGTGGAAGGGCAGGCCAGCGCATGACTGGTCGAGTCACTCAGCGGACGCGTTCCGTTACTTAGCGGTCGGATACCGTCACACATCAAACTGGGGCGAGCCTATACGCCGTAACCTACAAGGCATCGCCTGATGGTATAATGGGCGATGGCTACTGAACCCCAACTTCTGCCCTATCAGCCGGGCATCGTCGACAGCGCAAGAGACAACATTGCCGAAGGGCTGTTGTCGTTGGGCCTGTACAAAAACAATCCCTACCGCGCATACCGCATGGCGGAGAATCTCTCTGGCCTGATGGACTTCATCCCAGTCATTGGAGATGTGAAGGGCGGCGCTGAGGCCGCTGATGCGTTCTCTGAGGGTGACTACGCTACTGGCACTGGACTTGGTTTGCTAACGGCGATTGGCCTGATCCCCGGCGCTGGCGATGTTGCCGCAAGCGCACTCAAGTCTATGTTTGTCTCCCCTGCTCGCGTTGCTACGTTCAAGCACACGCTAGGCGATGAGGTCGGATTAGAGCGAGCAAAAGATTTAGAGCAAATCAACGCGCCGCCTGCTGAGATTTGGGACAAGACTGCATGGTTCAGAGGAGCAGATGGGCAGTGGCGCACTGAGCTACCGGATGTAGACGTTGAGTTTACAGATGATGCCTTCCAGAATTATTCGGACTCTGGCGACTTTGGGTTTGTGACTTCACTTTTTGACTCTTTCAGCCATCCTACTCTGCGAGAGACTTTGCCCGATCTAAAGCACGTTGATCTAGATATGAACCCAAAGATGGATGGCAGTTACGCGGGTATGTATCACGATCAGGTGCATGGCTTGATCAAGCATATTGAAGACCCAGACAGCTTCCCGCTCAACCCTAAGATTGAAATGCCAATGGGGGTGCTTGGCCCATTTGGTGATCTGAGAGACGCCAACCGCACCATGATTCATGAGATGCAACACGCAGTCCAAGACTTGCAGGGGCTGAATCGCGGAAGTAACGAGGGAATAGCCAGACGCCAAGCTGTTGATGCCTATGACGCTGAACACGATTTCTTAGAAGGCGAAATGAAGCATGGGGGTAAAGATTTCGATCCGCTGGATTTGTCATGGTTGCGGCGGCAGTCGGCAGACATCATGACGCCGTACAAAAACTACAGGCTAAGTGCTGGGGAGCAGGAGGCTTTCCTGACTGACCGACTGCTGGGGTATACCGATTTGGATAGGTATGAGCTTGGCTTGCCCGCAACCCGCAAGGGTGTCGCTCCCTACTTCACTCAACACGTTTACGGTGATGTGAGAAACCCGCCAGAGTATCTGCTTAACAGTCCTTGGGGAGAAGGCAACTTAACGCCAAGCCCAAACCTAACCTACAAACTTGAAAACATCGGTAGCAGGTTTGCGAATCAAGACCCGACTGGATTGCTTGAGGGTGTCACAACGCCAGAGGAGGCGCAGAAGGTATTCACGAAGATATTGGGCACTAAACCGATCAGCGGCTACGGGGGGATGTACGAGTAATGCCAAGAATGTTATCTAGCATTTTCGATTTGGTAGATCAGAAGAGCATGGCTGACATGGCTGATCTGTCTCAGGTTCCTAACGTGCCGCAGTTTCCGCTGGATCGATACGATCCGCCTAGAGGGATGCCGAAGGGTTTGGTGGATATCCTGACACCGGACACTGCCAAGCGACTGACTGAGTATGCGAAGCGAGGCGAGAAGGGCGGCAGAGAGTGGTACAACCTTGAGCCACTGCGTTTAGCGTTTGAAGAGACGCTGGGCGCTGAAGAGGGTCTGTCGGCGTTCAATCGGTATGTCGACATCGTGGCGGCAACGTCACCGCGCTCCAGAGTAGATCAGAACATACGCCGCTCTTCATACCTGTATGGCAGAGATCGGCAGGGGCAGAACATCGCGGGCATGACTAACCCAGACTTCCCGAAGGGGTACGGTCACCTTGCGCACAACACTCAGGATGCACTGCTCAAGGACTTACAGTCTGGCGGTTCGTTTGAGGCACTCAACCGTCCAAAAACATCCAGCTTTGCCCACAACCTGAAGGGCAACCAAGCGCCAATGACAATGGACACGCACAACTTTGCCGCTGTCACAGGCAACGTGAAAAACAAGAAGTCACCGTCTAACACTCAGTATCGTTACGTTGAAGACTTTCAGGGTGAGATTGCAGACAAGCTGGACATGACCCCGGCGCAGTATCAAGCGTCTGTCTGGATGGGTGGAGATACAGGTGTCGCTGACTCGCGCCCCTTCATGGAGGTGTTTGATGATGTGCTTACCCGTACCGCAGAAATGGAAGGGAAAAGTAGGCGCGATGTACTCGCCGACTTTATTAGAGGAGATGGGCGTCTGTTTAGCATGGGCGCTCCTGCTGGCCTGCTGGCTGACCATGAACAGTTTGTGGCTGATCGCGTTGGCACTTTCAAAGATCCTAACTATGAGTACAGCGCCGTCCTGCCATATAAGAAAAATCTTCAGACGGGGGAGAATGAATTAGATATCCCGTTTGGCCTTCCGATTCGCGGCCTTCTAGAGACGTTGGTGCGCATTGGTGCAACGCCGCAGACGGGAGTGTATGAGCCAACGGCACTGCTAGATTTGGTGCTGTGAGGTATAATACTGTGCTGGAGTTTGCATGAAGCCAAGCAAAGGTAAAGCGAGAGTAAAGCGCACCGCATCTGGCAAGAAAGTCAGCTACGGGCAGAAGGGCGCGAAGGTGAAGCCCGGTACAAAGAAGGGCGACTCCTACTGCGCACGATCCGCTGGGCAGATGAAGAGCCACTCTAAGGCGGCGAAAGACCCTAACTCACCGTTGCGGTTATCCCGTAAGCGGTGGAAGTGTTCAGGCACTAAGTCGAGGAGAAAGTAATGCCAAAGGTAGGCGGAAAGAAGTACCCATACACCAAGGCAGGCTACAAAGCGGCCGCTAAGGCAAAGACTAAGGCAAAGAAGGGGAAGAAGCGTGGCAAGTAAAAAGGGTCTGTACGCAAACATTCAAGCTAAACGTAAGCGCATCAAGGCTGGCTCTGGCGAAAAGATGCGTAAGCCGGGGAGCGAGGGCGCTCCTACTGCCAAAGCGTTCAAGCAATCAGCTAAGACTGCAAAGAAGCGGAAGAAAAAGTAAATGGCACTGTCGAATTTTACAGAGTTGAAGGCGTCTATTGCGGACTTTCTAAACCGCGATGACCTGACCACGGTGATACCTGACTTCATTACGATGGCAGAGGCGTCTATCAATCGTGAGATTCGCCACTATGAGATGGAGAACAGGGCAACGGCTGAAATCTCCGGGCAGTACCTAGACCGACCTAGCGACTGGATGGAGACGATCCGTTTCCATGTTACCGGGTCAGGCACTACCAACTTGCAGTTGCTGTCGGCGGCGGCTATGGCGGACAAGCGGCAAGGGGCTGAGGATACTGTTGGTAACCCAAAGTATTACTGCCATGTTGAGCGAGCTTTTGAGGTTTACCCAACTGCTGACGCTACCTATGAGGTTGAGCTTTACTACTACCAGAAGGTTCCCGCTCTGTCGGCAAGTAACGCGACAAACTGGTTGCTGACTGATCACCCAGATGTATACCTGTATGGCTCTCTGTTGCACACAGCGCCGTACCTTGCTGAAGATGAGCGCGTTGGGGTGTGGGCGCAACTGTACTCCGCCGCAGTCAAGCGCGTTAACGAATCTGGCGAGGACGCCATGAACTCAGGTTCCGGACTTACTTTGAAGGTTAGAGGATTAGGATGAGCTTTTCAGACTACTTAGAAGACAAGGTGCTTGACCATGTATTTGGCGGCACTGCTTACACCGCACCGTCGACGCTTTATGTCGGGGTGTTTACATCTGCCTCCAGCGATTCATCTGCTGGCACTGAGGTATCTGGTAACGGGTATGCCCGACAGTCGGTAGCGTTTACCGTCTCTGGCACATCGCCTACCACGGCGTCATCAAGCGCCGCTGTAGAGTTTCCAGAGGCCACAGGCTCTTGGGGTACTGTGACCTATGCGGGGATATTCGATGCGTCATCTGGCGGTAATATGCTGGCCCACGCGCAACTGACAGACCCTTCTGACTTCACTACCGCACTGCCGAAGACGATTGGCACTGGCGATATTCTCCGCATCTCTGCGGGCAACCTGAAGGTGACGCTTGACTGATGGCTACGCTAGTCACAAGGGAAACAACGCAGACTGACGGGACATCCCCTAAAGGTTCTGCGCTTACTCACGCTGAGGTAGACGCCAACTTCATCAACCTGAATGATGACAAGGTTGAGGTATCTGGTGCAATTATTTTTGCCGCTAAGGCCGCTGAGGCTCTGTCCAAAGGTGACGCGGTATATGTGTCAGGCGTGTCAGGCAATAATCCAGAGGTGTCAAAGGCTGACGCTGATGACGCGAGCAAAATGGCGGCGTTTGGTTTAGCGGAGGCGGATGCTAGCTTAAATTCGGCGGTCAACATCGTGACGTTTGGTACGCTGTATGAGCTAGACACATCGGCGTTTAGCGCAGGCGATACGGTGTATGTTGACACCACTGCTGGCGGGCTAACGAGCACTGCGCCTACTGGGGAATCGGCTCTCATTCAGAACATCGGCAAGGTCATTCGGTCTCATGCCTCAGCGGGATCTATCAAGGTTGGTGGCGCAGGCCGTAGCAACGCCACGCCTAACTTAGATCAAGGTAATGTATTTATCGGTAACGCGAGTAACCAGTCTGTGGCTCGCGCCCTTACAACATCGGACATTAGCGGTATATCGAATTACGCAACCATTGATGATGCAACCGCACTAGCAATCGCACTGGGATAAGTTATGGCTAACACATTCAAGAACGCGGCTCTGGCAGACGTTAACAATGCCGCTTACGACACTCTTTATACAGCCCCTGCGGCAACGACTACGGTTGTGCTGGGGTTGGCTGTGGCTAACAAGTCATCGCAATCGGTAGAGGTTCAGGTGCAATTCTCAGACTCCTCTGGCGGCACTACCCATCAGCTACTAGAGAACGTAAGCATCCCCGGTCAGACAACACTAGAGACTTTGGCTGGGCAGAAATACATCTTGGAGACGGGTGACGCGCTCAAGGTTCAAGCAGGCACTGGCTCTGTGTTGGACGTTGTTCTCGGCGTGATGGAGATCACTTAATGACTCGCTCTAGGGTAAAGAATGACTTTGCTGTAGGTCTAACTACTGACTCAGCAGGGCGGCTTACTACTGACCACACTATCACTAGCGGCGGCAGTATTGTTGTTGGTAATGACGGGTCGGTTACTGGCGCTGAGGGCGCTCAGATTGATATGCGCGGCAATGATGGAACGGCAACGGTATATCTGTTTGACGTTGCTGGTACTCCAGAAGTTGGGCGGATTTTCACCGTCACCGACGATACTGATCTGCAGATAGGACAGCTTGGCGGGACAGGTGGCGATGTACAGTTTTATGCTAGCGGCTCCATAAAGGCTAGATTTGATAGTGATGGCTTAAAGTTTGGTAGCGACACAGCCGCCGCTAATGCGCTAGACGATTACGAAGAAGGGAGTTGGACGCCTCAAGTAGCCTCAACCGGTACGGCATCTACTGCGTCATACACACTACAGAAAGGTTTTTACACGAAAATAGGGAATAGAGTTTTCTATAACCTTTATATGCAATTCAATGTAACCACTCAAGGAACCGGCCTTTTCTATGTGACCTTGCCGCTTACCGTAGCCGCTGGACATATGCACACGGCGGCGTCCATTGCCTATCAGAACGTATACACAGTAGCCTCTGGGTTTCACTTGGGTTGCTACACAGAGCAAAACGCAAACCGGATTTACTTTACCCAAAATAATTCTCTTCAAGCCCCGCCCGTATCAGGAGCGCGGACTTTGATGGTTTCGGGTCATTACATAGCTTAATCGCCCTCTCGGAGATAACTAAATGCCATTTCTAGGAGTACAGCCAACCGACACGTTTGCCTCAGTAGCGAAGCAGACGATCACTGGTGATGGCTCAGTCACTTACACGCTGACGCACTCTGTAGCGGGCGCTAACGACTTGGCTGTGTTTGTAAACAACGTGCGGCAGGAGCCTACTGTTGCCTACTCTACGTCTGGTACGTCTATCACCTTCACTGAGGCGATTGACTCGACTGATGACTGCTATGTTGTCTATATCGCTCGCACGTTTCAAACCGTTACTGCTCCTGACAACTCTGTTAACGCAGATCAGCTTTCTTATCCGCTAACCGACTTTAGCTCGACAGGCATCGACGATAACGCAACGTCTACCCAAATAACGCTGACGAATAATCGGGTGGGGATTGGCGAGTCAAATCCTCAAGCCAAACTAGACGTATCTTCTGGCGCTACTGCTTCCCAAGCAACCTACAACGGTCAAATAAAGACGGGCGTTTATAGCACCAACGGGAACCTTGACTCTGGAGTTGAGTGGCAAGTAAGGGGAGATGGCGCGGGATACGGATTCAGAGCGATAAATATACATGCTGGAGGCGGTAATCAATGGCGTTTGCAGTCAAGAGAGAACTCTGCTTCATGGACTGATCGCATCACTGTTGACCAAGGAAAAGTTGGAATTGGTACGACTGATCCCAGTGGCGCTGGATTAGTAATTGATGCCAAGGGATCACCTAACACCTCTGCTAGTTTACACTTAAAATCTAACGTAGACACTTATCTAAGGGTTGCTCGTTTCGGTACAGCCTCTGATTCCACGCTTACTATAGGCAATAACTACAACAGAGACTCAGGCAGTTTTGCCGCAGATAATTCTTCATATGCCGTGCATAGCCTCACGTTCCACACTGATGGATCAATGCGGTTTGGCACTGGTGCGGCTGGTTCAACAGCGCCCACACAACGTATGCGGATCACATCCAGCGGTAACGTTGGGATTAATGAAACAGCACCAAATGCAAAACTTCAAATTAATGGCGGTTCGGCTGACTACACTAGTAGCGCAACAGGGACAGGGTTGTTTCATGTTTCAGCAGGCGCGACCTCAGAATATTCTTTTTATGTTGGTGTTGCGGATCAAGGCGTACAGCTAGGCCACAACGGCGGTGGCAGTCGTTTTCTGTCTTTTGAAACAAACGAGACAGAGCGCATGAGGCTGGACGCCAGCGGCAACTTGCTGGTTGGTACGACATCGGCGTCTAGAACAGGCAAACAACAAATTTTTGCAACAAGTTCTAATAGTTATACAAGTTTGGCGTGTGAATCTTCTACGCCATCAACAATAAGACAAATTCGTTTTTACAACCCTAATGGTGAAATTGGTTTTATTTCATCCGGAGGCACATCAACGGCTTATAGCACATCCTCAGACTACCGCCTAAAAGAAAACGTAGTTGACCTTGATAACGGCATTGATCGTCTCAAGCAAATCCCTGTGCATCGTTTTAATTTTATTGCTGATCCAGACACGACTGTAGACGGATTTATAGCGCACGAAGTTCAAGACGTTGTGCCAGAGGCAATCACAGGCGAAAAGGATGCAGTAGACGATGAAGGTAATCCAGAGTATCAAGGCATAGACCAGTCTAAGCTAGTACCTCTACTAACTGCCGCACTGCAAGAAGCAGTAACGAGAATTGAAACACTTGAAGCCGAAGTAGCGGCACTGAAGGGAGCCTGATATGCCGTTTATAGGTAAAGCACCAGACGTAGGCGCATTCCGGCTAATCGACAGCATTACCACGTCAGCCACGGACACCTATGCGCTACAGGTAGAAGGGCTGTCTTACTTCCCTTCATCCGCAAGAAACCTGATTGTCTCTCTCAACGGTGTTACTCAGGCTCCTGAGACTGCTTATACCGTGTCTGGTTCAAACATTGTCTTTGCTTCTGCGCTGACTGCCAGTGATGTGATTGATTACATCCTAGTGA